TGTAATGACTATGACTGGCGAAACTGGGCGTGGGAATGTTCACCGGAAGATGTGGGCATTGGTTGATCTGGGGATCTGCAAAGGATTAAAGAATCACGCACGGTCTATTCGTCCAGCTAATTTGAAGGTTCGGGATATCGTATGAACGAAGTTACCGATGATGAGCTGATGAGTTTGTTGAAGGCACTACCTGAAGATAAACTTATGAAAGTTATTGACGGGATGGCTGGGCAGGGTGAGCATCTTCATATGATGATGGCTGATTACCTTGAGTCTTTAAAGAGAGAGAAAGCTCAGAAGGACTTCATGGCGTTTGTAAAAATCATGTGGCCAAACTTCATTGGTGGAAAGCATCATGCAATCATGGCTAAGGCGTTTGAGAGAGTAGCAAAAGGTGAATTGAAGAGACTCATTATTAATATGCCTCCTCGTCATACGAAGTCTGAATTTGCTTCTTATCTGTTGCCCGCTTGGTTCTTGGGACAGTTTCCGGAAAAAAAGATTATTCAATCGTCAAATACTTCTGAACTTGCCGTTGGATTTGGACGTAAGGTCAGGAACTTGGTTGACGGTGATGTATTTCCTAAAGTCTTCCCAAATGTGAGTCTGAGACACGATAGTAAGGCCGCTGGTCGATGGGCTACCAATATGTCTGGGGAGTACTTTGCTATTGGAGTTGACGGAACTGTCACTGGTAAAGGTGCCGATCTTTTAATTATTGACGATCCGCACTCTGAACAAGAGGCTAAACTGGCTGAAAATGATCCATCGATCTTTGACAAGGTATATGAATGGTACACCTCCGGGCCAAGACAGCGTTTACAGCCCGGAGGGTCTATTGTGATGGTCATGACTCGTTGGTCGAAGAGAGATTTGACGGGACAAGTATTGAAAGCAGCCGCTCAAAGGTCTGGCGAAGAGTGGGAAGTCATTGAATTTCCCGCAATATTGCCTTCCGGTAATGCAATGTGGCCAGAATTCTGGGATGTTAAAGAACTTGAGGCTCTTAGATCAGAGTTACCCTCAAGTAAATGGCAAGCGCAGTACATGCAGCAGCCTACATCTGAAGTAAGTGCGATAGTTAAGCGGGAATGGTGGAAGATTTGGGAAAAAGACACCCCGCCTAGCTGTGAATTTATCATCCAATCGTGGGATACCGCCTTTTTGAAGACCGAACGAGCAGACTATTCGGCCTGTACGACTTGGGGTGTATTCTATCGAGACGATGACAACGGAATCACTCGGCCAAACATTATCTTGTTAAATGCTTTCAAGAAACGGATGGAATTTCCTGAATTGAAACAGAGAGCTTTTGAGGAATTCAAAGCCTGGGAAGTAGATTCACTGATTGTTGAAGCAAAAGCCGCTGGATCTCCGTTGATTTTTGAACTCCGGGCAATGGGAATTCCAGTTCAAGACTTTACGCCGACCAAAGGCAATGACAAAATAGCGCGATTGAACGCCGTATCGGATCTCTTTGCATCAGGTCACGTCTGGGTACCAAATACTCACTGGGCAGAAGAACTTATTGAAGAAGTTGCAAGTTTCCCGTCCGGCGAACATGATGACTTGGTTGACTCAATGAGCCAAGCTCTACTTAGATACCGCAGGGGTGGATTTATCCAACTCGCTTCTGATCAGGAAGATGAACCGCGAGAGTATCGCAAGAAGATGGCGTACTACTGATGACTAATTTCTACATGGCATCAACCGTTGGGTCTTTGATTGCCCGCGATTTGATCAAGTACGCTCAAGATTTCCCGCTTGGATCGTGGGCCAAATACTACAACTTTGATGCTATCCCGGTACACCCAAATATCTTGCGACCAGACCCATTTCTATCTTACTTGTCTAAGAAAAGAAAATTTCAAGCAGGAATTTTGCGTATGCCGCCCGATACTTGCTACAACTGGCATGTAGACACTGACAGAAAAGTTGGTCTGAACATGCTACTAGCGGATGATAATAAGAGCAGATGTTTATTCATAGATGATGACCAGCCGAAGCTAGTGTTTAAGACACGAGAACTGAAATACCAGCCCAGCACATACTATGTATTCAACACCCAGAAGCCTCACATGGTACTTAACACCTCTCAGTCTAGATATCTATTTAGCCTAGAGTTTTTGGATGAAGACCGTGGGCTGACGTTCGATGAACTTTGCACAGACATAAAAGGGTAGATCATGGCAATTGAAAAATCACTATACGCGGCACCTCAAGGCTTGGATGAACTTGAGTCAATGGATCAAAGTCCCCCTGTTGAAATTGAAATCGAAGACCCGGAATCCGTCACTATCAATATGGATGGAATGCAGATTGTTATCGAACCCGATGAGGAAGATGATTTCAATGACAACTTGGCCGAAGTACTTGATGAAGAAGAACTTCAGCGTCTGGCTGAAGAACTGATCAGTGATTACGATGAAGACATTGCAAGTCGAAAAGACTGGATGCAGACTTACGTCGATGGCCTTGAACTTCTTGGAATGAAGATTGAGGAACGAACCGAGCCGTGGGAAGGCGCATGTGGAGTTTTTCACCCGATGCTATCTGAAGCTCTGGTGAAGTTTCAGTCTGAAACCATGATGGCTACGTTCCCTGCGGCGGGGCCAGTCAAGACTCAAATTATTGGTAAAGAAACCCCAGCCAAAAAAGAATCTGCTGCGAGAGTTGCGGCTGATATGAACTATCAGTTGACGGACGTTATGAAGGAGTACAGACCAGAGCACGAACGTATGTTGTGGGGCATGGGTCTATCTGGCAATGCTTTTAAGAAGGTGTACTTTGATCCGGGTCTTGATCGTCAGGTTTCATTTTTTGTTCCTGCCGAAGACTTGGTTGTTCCATATGGAGCGAGTAACTTAGATTCATCTCCACGGGTTACGCATGTGATGCGTAAGACTGAGAACGAATTACGCAAATTGCAAGTCGCTGGGTTTTACTGTGACATTGATCTGGGTACTCCAGAAAATACCCTGGATGAGGTTGAGAAAAAGATTGCCGAGAAAATGGGCTTCAGGGCCACGGCAGACAATCGTTTCAAACTCCTTGAAATGAATGTAGACCTTGACCTCAAGGGATACGAACATACGGACAAGAAGGGTGAGAAGACAGGTATCGCCCTCCCATACGTAGTTACCATTGAAAAGGGATCTGCAAAAGTTCTAGCCGTTCGCCGTAACTGGGAGCCTGATGATGAGAACCATGAAAGACGACAGCACTTTGTCCATTATGGATACATTCCGGGTTTTGGCTTCTACTGTTTTGGCCTCATCCACCTCATTGGGGCTTTTGCTAAGTCAGGCACTTCTCTTATTCGTCAGCTTGTTGATGCTGGAACGCTGAGTAATCTACCGGGAGGATTTAAAACTCGCGGCATGCGTATTAAAGGCGACGACACCCCAATCGCACCGGGCGAGTGGAGAGATGCAGACGTAGCCAGCGGTACGCTTAAGGATAATTTACTTCCCCTTCCATACAAGGAACCCAGTCAGACTCTGATGACTTTGCTGGGTCAGATTGTTGAAGAAGGTAGGCGTTTTGCCAACACAGCCGACTTGACCCTGAGTGACATGAGTGCCCAGGCACCCGTTGGTACCACTTTGGCAATTCTTGAGAGAACTCTCAAGAACATGAGTGCCATTCAAGCGCGTGTTCACTACTCGATGAAGCAAGAGTTGGGACTCCTGAAGAACATCATTGCTCAGTACACCCCAGAGGACTACGACTACCAGCCAATCGAGGGTAGCCGCAAGGCCAAGCGGTCTGACTATGATGATGTCGATGTAATTCCTGTCAGCGATCCTAACGCCAGCACTATGGCGCAGAAGATTGTTCAATATCAGGCCGTTCTCCAATTGGCTCAAGGTGCTCCGCAGTTATATAACTTACCACTCTTGCACCGTCAAATGTTGGAAGTTCTGGGTATCAAGGATGCAAACAAACTTGTTCCAATGGACGACGACCAGAAGCCAACTGACCCTGTTACTGAAAATCAAAACGTTCTTAGGGGTAAACCATTACAAGCATTTCTTTTACAAGATCACAAATCGCACATT